CCTCGGCGCGTATTTCCGGCGGTTTTCGATAGGGGGGCTGCGTTGATTCGCAGGGCAGCCACCGTACCGTAGGCCAGGAGGCCCACCGATGAAGATCCGCGACCGCGTCCGCGAGCTCCGCCGCGTCAAAGCCGGAGAGCTCGTGCCGAACCCGAAGAACTGGCGAACCCACCCGAAGGCCCAGGGCGACGCGCTCCGCGGGATACTGTCCGAGGTCGGCTACGCCGACGCCCTGCTCGCCCGCGAGCTCGATGACGGGCGGCTGATGCTGGTGGACGGGCACCTGCGAGCCGAGACGACTCCCGAGCAGGAGGTGCCGGTCTTGGTCCTTGACATCGACGAGGCCGAAGCCGACAAGCTGCTCCTGTCGCTTGACCCGCTCGCGGCCCTGGCCGAGACGAATGCCGTCGCCCTGGACGCTTTGCTCCGCGAGGTGGATACCGGGAGCGAAGGGCTCCAGCAGATGTACGCGGACCTTGCCGAGGCCGCGGACCTCTACCAGGACGACGCGAAGGAGATCGTCGAGGACGAGATCCCCGAGCCGCCGGCCGATCCGATCACGAAGCCGGGCGACCTGTGGCTGCTCGGAGATCACCGGCTCCTCTGCGGCGACTCCACTAAGGCCGAGGACGTGGGGCGGCTGATGGCAGGGGCGAAGGCGGACCTATGCTTCACGTCGCCGCCGTATGGACAGCAACGCGACTATACCGAGGAAGGAAAAGCAAAAGTCGCCGATTGGGATGGGCTTATGCGTGGCGTGTTCGGCAACCTTCCGATGGCGGACGCCGGGCAGGTGCTAGTCAATCTCGGTCTGATACACCGCGACGGCGAATGGATTCCGTATTGGGACGCATGGATCGAGTGGATGCGAGAGCAAGGATGGAAGCGGTTCGGATGGTATGTCTGGGATAAGCTAAGCGGGATGCCTGGCGACTGGAACGGCCGGCTCGCTCCAGCCCACGAGTTCATCTGGCATTTCAACAGGCAGAGCGTCTACCCTGAAAAGTTCGTCGAGTGCAAAGACGCCGGCAGAGTCGTTGCCGGCCGGACTCGCGGCGTAGACGGTTCGCTGCGAGTGCACACTGGAACGAAGAATGGCGACGCTGTCCAGTCGCACAAAATACACGACAACGTTTTCCGCTGCGTCACGTCAAAGGGCCAGCAGTTGAACCATCCGGCCACCTTCCCTGTGGCGTTACCGACGATCGCGATGCAGTCGTGGCTCGGCTCGGTTTACGAGCCATTCTGCGGCTCCGGCACCACGCTGATCGCCGCCGAGCAACTGGGCCGCAAGTGCTACGGGATGGAGATCAGCCCGGCCTACTGCGACGTGATCGTGAAGCGGTGGGAGACGCTGACCGGGAAGAAGGCAACCAGGGAGGGAGCCAATGGGAAAACGCGGACCCCGTAAGCAGCCTACGAAGCTCCGCCTTCTGCGGGGCGACCCGTCGAAGGAGGGCAAGCACGCCGACGAGCCGGTCCCGCCGGCCGGCGCGGTGACGCCTCCAGAGTGGGTGACGGGAAAGGCCCTCGACAAGTGGAACGAGGTCGTCCCGCAGCTCGAGGCGATGGGCCTGATCACGCCGGCCGACACCGAGGCGATGGGCCGCTACTGTGCCATGTACGAGCAGTGGATCCGCTACCTCGACCAGATCCGCCGCGGGCTCGACGTGCTCGTGATCCGCGACAAGGACGGGAAGGTGAAATACATGCAGTCGACGCCGGCCGCGACGATGTTCGTCAAGCTGGCCCACTCGATGCTCCGGATCGAGCAGGAGTACGGTCTCACCCCGTCGGCCCGTGCCGGCATGGAGGTCCCGCGTGGCGAAGTCAGAGACACGCTCCAAGCGTTCATCGAAGGCCGCGCCTAAGAGGCGGCCCGCAGGCCCGGCGTGGAAGTCGCGGCCCGAGTACGTCCCCGGTTACACGTTCGAGCAGGAGCGGGCCGACCGGGTCGTGAAGTTCGTCCAGCAGTTCGTCACGATGACGAGCGGTCGACGGTTTGCCGGGAAGCCGATGAAGCTGATGCCGTGGCAAATCCACGACATCATCGAACCGCTCTATGGCTGGGTCGACGACGAAGGGCTCCGCCGATACAGACGGGCCGCGATCTTCGTCAGTAAGAAGAACGGCAAGTCGTCGCTGATGGCGGCCCTGGTCCTGTATCACCTCCTAGCCGACGGCGAGCCGGGGGCCGCGGTCTACGGAGCGGCCGTGGACCGGATCCAGGCCGGGCTGATCTACCGTGCCGTCGCGGCAAGCGTTCGGGCGAACCCCGAGCTGACGCGAGCCCTCGAGGTAATCGACTCGCGGTCGACAATCGTTCACAGGCCGACGGCCAGTCGGTACACATGCCTCGCCGCCGACTCGTGGCGGGCCGAAGGCATCGACGCCTCGGCCGTGGTGGTGGACGAGCTGCACGCCCACCGAAAACCGGATCTCGTCCAGGCCCTTACCTACGCCGGGGCCGCGAGGTCCCAGCCGCTGGTCGTCGCGATCTCTACGGCTGGTGAGTCGCGGAACGGGATCGGGTTTCGATGGTACGAGGACGCCCGCCTGGTCGAAGCAAACCCGGCCGCGAACCCGACATTCTTCGGGAAGATCTACGAGGCGAAGCCGGACGACCATCGCGGCTACGGAGACCCGGAAGTGTGGCGCGAGGCAAATCCGTCGCTCGGCGTCACGATCACCGAGAAGGACTTCGCGGCCGACTACGCCGACGCCCTCACGGCTCCGACGAAAATGACGGCGTTCCTAAGATACCGGCTTGGAATCTGGGCACAGGCCGACGCTCGCTGGTTCCACGGCGACGACTGGTCTGCCTGCTCCGCCGGCCCACTTGACCAGACCGATGGCCGGCCCTGCTGGATCGGCGTCGACCTGGCGTCGAACCTAGACATGACCTCGGCCGCGTTCGTGTTCAAGGAATCTGACGGCTCGTATGCGGTCGAGTGGCGCTACTGGGTCCCGAGCGAGACGGTCGCCGACCGCGTCCGCGAGGGTATTCCCTATGACGCATGGATCCGGGACGGCTGGGTGACGGTGACCGACGGCCACCGGCTCGACCACGAGGCCGTCGCCCGCGACATCATCTCCTACGGGGAGCGTCACGAGATCAAGGCCGTCGGCTGCGACCCGTGGCAGGCCGGAGCCCTGGAGACGCTGCTCCAGCGTGAGGGCATCACGACGAAGGACATCCCGCAGCGGACGGCCTACCTTAACTCCGCCTGCAAGCTCCTCGAGGCCCTGGTCGTCGAGCGGCGACTCCGCACGGGCGGAAACCCCGTCGCGCAGTGGAACGCTAACAACGTCTGCGTTTACACCGATCCGACTGGGATGATCAAACCGGACAAGGCGAAGTCGAACGAGAAGATCGACGGCATCGCCGCGCTCGTCAACGCGCTGGCCCTGGCCTCCACCGACGAGGACACCGGGGCGGCCGCCAGCCTCGACGACTGGAAGATCAGGCTTATCTAGCCTCCGGCCGCAGATTCTGCCGGCTGGCTCCGTCTGATACTGGCGGGCATGCCCAAGCCGACCAAGAAGCCCGCAGCCCCAGGAGGCCGCGGCAGCCGCCGCCGGACCCCGGCCAAGGCCGCCGCGGCCCCACGCGTCTTTTCGCTCCGGTCGATCTCGTCGCCTAATCCATGGGGCTCGCTGACTCCTTCGGCGATCGGCCCCGAGACCGCGGCCCGCGTCTCCTCGATCTTCGGCGTCGTCCGGTGGATCGCCCAGGCCGTCGCGATCTGTCCGCTCCAGATCATGCGAGAGCGGTCGGACGGCCGACGCGAGAAGGCCGATCTCCCCTGCGCCTACACGCTGCGGAAACGGCCGAACCGCTGGCAATCGGCGTTCGATTTCTACGTCCTCGAGGCCTACTGGACCGCCCTCCACGGCAACGGCTACGCGCGGATCTTCTCTGGGGATCGCGGCTGGTGTTCCCAGGTCGTCCCCATGCACCCCTCGCGGGTGAAGGTCGAGCAGCTCGACGACTACGCGCTCGCCTATCAGTTCTGGAACGACCGCGGAGTCTGGGAGCCGCTCCGCCAGGAGGAGGTCCTCCATTGGCGATGGATCTCGGACAACGGGATCCTAGGGCATGCCCCGGCGGAAATGTGCTCGACCTCGATCATGCTGGCCCGGAAGCTCGACACCGCGGCAACGGCTTTTTGGGACAACTCCGCCCGGCCCGACATGGTCCTCGAGACCGACGAAAAGGTCCCGGACGAGGCCGTCGAGGCTCTGCGGTCGATGCTGCAGGAGGCCTACGGCGGCGCGCACAATCGCGGCCGGGCCGCGGTGCTGCCCAAGAAAACGCGACTCAAGCCTATCGACTCAAATTCGATGGAGGCCTCGCAGTTCCAAGAGTTGCGAGACGCGATCCTCCCCGATGTCTGTCGTCACTGGGGCGTGCCCTCGACGCTCCTCGGCGATTCGCGGATGAATAAGTATTCCACGGTGGAGCAAGAGCACCTGAGCGCTCAAGTCTGGTGCCTGCTGCCGTGGGCCCGCCGCATGGAGTCGCCGATCGACATGGCGCTCCAGCCGGTCTACGGCGAGAACGTCTACGCGAAGCTCGACACCCGCGGCATTCTCCGGGCCGACACCGCGGGCCGGGCCGCCCTCTATCAGGCCTTGTGGAACATGGGCGCGATCACGCCGAACGAGATCCGCGACCGCGAGGACTTCGACCTCCTCGAGACGGAGGCCGCGAACCAGACGTTCGTCCAGCTCGGCTTC